CGTTGAAATATGCCTTGATGATATTATCATTTCTGAACAGCATCACCCGATGTTTGAATTTCATAATCGGCTCATACTTTCTTAGCTCCATCAAAGGCATAACTACTTTTACGACCTCGCTGTTTCTACTCTCGTAGATAGGGAGAAACTCTCTGAGTATCAATGCTCTCTTGTACTTTTTCATAGCCTTCTTTTTTGTTCGTCATAGTAATACTCAAGTATCTTGATTTGCTCCTCAGTGTACTCTATTGGCTCTTGTCCAATCGTATCATCTCTCATCTCCAAGATCTCGTCAAAGGTAAGATTTCTATCCTCAATACTGACCACCCAGCGAAGTGCAGTCTTGCTGTCTTTCTCGTACTGCCATTTGGCTCTCTTAATCTCATAGTCTTGAAGCCATCTGTCACTCTCGAATTGTGCTATCTCATTTGTACCCTCAAATAAGTGGTACACATAAACTTTCTTAGTCATAACTTTCTAGATTTGGATTGTTGAAGTAATAAAATTCATTCGTTTGAATAGCGCACTCAATCTCTTCTTTAGTTGCGTACTCAAAGACTTTGTCCTCGACAAAGTAGGCATACAGCCCCGGGTCTTGGGGCTTTACTATGCCAATCAATAATAAGAAGTAGAACATCATAGGTTTTTTTCTTTCCAAGTTGAATAATGGTCTTCAATTATCTCGTGCATTATCTCGTAGCCAACGCCATCGTAGATGTACAGATTTGTTTCTTCGTCATAGTCGATGAGATTATAGAACTCTTGCTCCACATACTCATCTGTGTATGTCCCATCTGAGTATACTTTTGCCGTCCCATACACTTGACATCCATCTTCGTTGAACTCTGTGTCGGCATCGACTCCGAACTCTTTACAGAGTAGTGCTAAATCATCAAGGTTTGGACACCATCTTGTCTCGTAAAACATTGTCAATTCTTCGTGCTCAATACCATTGTTGTATAGGTCGAAGAAGTAACCGTCTTTTACCTCTGAGCTGTGTATTGCCTGACCTTGTTTGTCGGCTGTCTCACGCTCAATTGCTTTGTTTATTGCATTGTTCAAAGCTTCAATGTTCTCTTTACTACCTTTGAAAGTAGTGTAATTGCTGCACCAATTTGGCATAGTGTTAATAGTTTTAAAGTGTTATTTAATCTTTTATACAGGTTATTTTAAAACTTTGTGCATCGAATACATCGCCCTCTTCGCACTCTTTTAGGTAGGTCTCAAGGCTTACATCGTCCCAAGATGTCTCGTCCAAGTCCCAGTATTTGTATATTACATCAGCGCCCAGTGTTACTGACTTTGGCATTCTACCACTTTTGTCCTTTGCAAGAAATTTTTTCATAGCTGTTAATGTTTTAAAGTGAATGATATTTTAAAAATGCTTTGGCTGCAATCACATAGTATTCAGCATATAAATCTGAGTTCTTAAGACTGTCTTTTAGCTGTCTAATGTAGCTTTGTTTTGTGTTGTCGCTGCCTAATTGATATAGTTCAACGCTTCTATTTAATAGTTGTATTGCCTTCTCTGTCTCTATCGGGCAGTTTGAATTTTTCTTTATCCAAGTTGTCGCTCTCATAAATAGTTTTTAAGTTGCTCAATTACATCGTTGAGGTTGGTGAAAAAATAGTTTGCTTCTAATTTGTCATTCTGAAAGTCGCTGTAGGTATTGTATACCATTAGGCAATACTCTGATAATTCGCCTTTGTAATTTGATGGTATGTACAATTGCATTGTATATGTCTCAAATTTGAGTAGTAAGGATGGACACTCATCATTATACCAAGTGTTGTCTGTTGTCTCAAATTCGCCTTCAAATTCATATCTCAGTACCTCAATTACAAATTGTTTGTGTGCGTTCCAAAAGAACGTATTGATTTTAGAGTTCATTTTTAGATTAATTTATAGTGTTTATAATATGGCTTGTCTCATCAGTTTAAAGATAACTATATTTTTTAGGTAGTTTGTTATAGAATTTTATTGTGTGACCCGATGACCAACTATTCAAATATACCTCTTTAATTATCGCATATTTGTAGCCATTGGCTGATAAAATTATAGTGCCAAAACCCAAAACGCCCTCTTCTATTTCCTCAATGTGACCGCCTTTGTCTATGTATTGGTCAATTAAATTTTGTACTGCTGTTGCTGTGAAAGTTTGCATAATTAGATAAGTTTTAATAGTTTTATAATATGGTTTGTCTCGTCAGTTTAAAGATAACCAATCTTTAAAGATGCCTATATTTATAGGCATTTCGACATTATTGAATTACAAAACCCGATGTATCTTTTTTAGCTTTGTGACCTTTCGCTCTCAGTCCGATTATTGTGCCGCCTTCAATGTCGAGCATTAAATCATCTCTTTCGTCACCGTCGACTACTTTAAACCCTTTGTAGGTAGTCGGCAATTCATTTGCGAATACAAAACTAGATATCCCGCCGTTTTTTAATATGTCCAAAGCTGTTTGCTCATTATCCTCAGCTCTAGAAAAGCATACAACATAACGATGTCCCGATTTTAGTATTTTGTCTCCCGCCTTAGTAGGTATCTTTGTGTAGTCATAAAAAACCACATTAGACGCAATATGATGTAAACTAGTCACCATTTCGACAAGTTTATAGTCCGATGTTCCGTTCAAGCGAATAGCTAATTCGCCCTTTGTTCTTTTCGCTTTGTTGTTTATTTCCTTTGCGATTTGCTCTATAAATACAAATCTGTTGCCGAGCAAAAAATTTGTCTTTCTTATTCTTGCACTTTGTGTAGTATTGAATGCGCCACGTCCCGCAAGATATAAACAAGACATTAAACAGCCTTTAGATGCTTTTGGGCACAAATTTACTCCGTAGTCGTTTTGGTTTGCGGGCGAAAGATATAATATCAGCGTTTCACGGATGTTCTTTTTTGTCTTAGCGTTTGAGTCGCCTTTGCTCAATAAATTTTTGATTTGATTTGCTGTAGTGTTCATAATTAGTATTGTTTTTAGTGTTAATTAAAAATTATGATTGGTAACGTCACCGAAATAAGGCGAAAATAAAAGCATAATAAAAAATGCAATTACAAAAAATACAAATAGTGTTTCCATTTTAGTAGTGTTTTAAAAAGTTAGTGCCTATTTTGGTACTCGAAACCAAATAAGATATATATCTTAAAACCTATATAGGCTATTTTTACACGTCTACATTTTTATGACATTTTAACCACGTTCCCAAATGTCATACTATTAAAGATTCAGTTTTAATAGTCACTATAATAAAACGGTCTATTATAGCGTATAAGCTTTTCGCATCGAGATGCTGAATGCATTATAAAGAATAATACTCAAAGGTATTTTTTAGACGTCCACAATGTCAAAGAACTATATCTTTATGTATCTTAATAATGTCGCTTTATGTATTCGCTATGTATTAAGGATGTCACAAAGATAGTTACTCTTTTGATATTTCCAAACATTTTTTTTAAATATTTTCATTTTTTTTTAAAATTTCCAAGGCTTTAAAACTATCGAAATGCTGAAAGGCCGATAAAACCTAGATTCTTAGTTTTTGAGGTAGTGAAAAAAAAATTTCGGATTGGGGATTTTTTTGCAGATGCTAACCCTTATTGTAAAAAGTACAATAAGTAATCCTAGTAAAATATATTTGCAAAATTGGGAACAAAAAGGAAGCGAAAAGGGAACAAAAAACTATTGGCTTATAAACTATGTTTGTGCGAATAGTTACTTATTGTAAAATGTACAATAACATAAGATCAGTTATTGTAAAAAGTACAATAAGGTTAGTGTATGTTTAACACTAAGTTAGTTTACATTCTAAACTAAGTTTCACTCTCGCGTGTGTGCGTGCGCGAGCGCGTGCGCCTATGTGTGCGCGTGCGCCTGTGCGCGTGTGCGCTAGACGTGCGTGTGTGTGCGTGTGTATGTGTGCGCGTGTGTATGCGTGTGCATATGCCTACAAAAACGCCAAAAAATCGGGCAAGGGCAGCCCAAACAGCACCCCCACCCCTCGAAAAAAAAGTCACTTCCGGATCGCGGCCCGCTCCGCAAAACCGCTATAGTACCCAAACACTATAATTATTTAAAAACATTTTCTATCTTTGTCCCGTTACGTTAACAATTTAAACTTATAGCTATGAGAGTAAATGGAATCAAGAACAGTATTTACGGCAGTTATGCCGGAGGAGATGGGTTGACTATGAAGAATGGTCGCCTGATTAACAATAGACCATGTGGAGAGACTGGTATCGCTGAGATGGCTAGGGCTAGGAAGATGGCGAAGTATGAGGAGAAGGTGAATATGATAGCGGAGGGATATGCACGTGGGGAGATGATGAGTGAGGCATCGGAGATGATGATGATGCCAATAAAGGGTAGGCGTTAGTTAGTTGTTCATAATCAGTTTAGTTTTGTGGCATCCTTCGGGGTGCCTTTTTTTGATACATATTTAATACAGGTTTTCAAGAATAATACATAAAACGTAGTGGATGTCGTGTACCATTTCTATATATTTCTTATTATTATTTATTATTATGTCGATTATTGACATAAAAAATGTCAATATAATGTCAATTATATTGATATAAATAATTGATTATTAAGAGAAATGTCGAAAATGTCGAAAATAAAACCAAAATGAAATTAAAAAATAAATTCGCGTTAAATAATAAAATATATATAGAATATAGAAATTCAAAATATGAAAATCGGTTTTGGATATTTAAAAAGTAGTTTTATCTTTGTGGCATAGAAATCATTTTATCAAATCAAATCAAATTTATTATGTTTGACAGTTCAGGTTATTCACCCAAGGACTTGGTCTTTGGAGAGAAGGGTCGCAACAAGTTGATTGATGGCATCACTAAGATTGCTGATGCAGTAAAGAGTACCCTTGGCCCAGGGGGCAATACGGTGTTGATAGAGTCACCGCATCACACACATGGTATCACGGTTACAAAGGATGGGGTTACAGTTGCCAAGGCTGTTGACTTGTTTGATCCGGTAGAGAACCTTGCGGTTAGGATGATGAAGGAGGCAGCTGAGCGTACCGCTACCAGTGCAGGGGATGGTACGACCACCTCGATTATCTTAACGGAGGCTATGGTCCTTGAGGGGACTAAGAGGCTAACGCCTGAGGTGAACCGCACTGCGGTGCTAAGACATTTGCATACTATGTGCAATGAGGTGGTCAGTCAGTTGTCTTCAAAGGCTAAGAAGGTGACGAATAAGATGCTCATTGACGTGGCTACAATATCAGCGAACAATGACAAGGAGATCGGGCGAATTATCGCTGAGGTGTATAAGGACATCGGGAGAGATGGCATTGTCACTGTGGAGAAGAGCCAGACCCATGAGACATATGCTGAGACCACTAAGGGTCTAAAGATTGACAGGGGCTATTTGTCAAATATGTTCATCAACGACCAGAAAAAGGACGAGTGTGTATTTGAGGATGTGATGGTATTGGTTTGTGACATTGAGATAAGTAACATCTTGCAGATTGAGAACATACTAAAGCCAATCATTACTGAGGGTAAAAAGCTACTCATCATATCGCCATGCAGTGTGAACGTGGTCAATACCCTTGCGGCAAATGTTGTAAAGGGTAATGTCAAGGTCTGTGCTATTGCTCCGCCTAACTTTGGTTATAAGCAGCACGAGCTGATGCAGGACATCGCAATAAGTGTTGGGGCTAACTACTTCAGTGAGAAAACTGGTGACGACTTGTCGCTCATCAACTATGGCGACTTAGGCCATGCAGCAAAGGTCATTGTCTCATCTGACAAGACCATCTTGCTCAAGTCAAATGCGAGAGCTAAGGCTGAGCAGGTGGACGAGAGGGTCAAGCAGCTATGGGCTGCTCATGCGTTAGCAAAGCGCAAGGCTGACAAGGACTTCATCTTAGAGCGCATCGCTTCCTTGACCGGTGGTATCGGTGTGATATATGTCGGTGGCAATACTGACCTGGAGCAAAAGGAGCTGTATGACCGTGTTGACGATGCAGTATGCGCAGTGAGGTCTGCATTGGAGGAGGGTATCCTTCCAGGTGCCGGCAAAGCACTCTTCGAGATTGACCATAGTAAGCTGTTGGGTGAATTTGACGACCATGAGCAAAATGTGGCGTGGCATATCATGGACGCAGCACTTGAGGCTCCAATCAAACAGATACTTAAAAATGTTGGGCTTAACTTTGAGACGGTGTATGAGTTCTTTACTCCTGAGGAATATGACAAGGTACCTGACGGCTATGGGTATAATGTCAAGACCGGTGAGTTCGGGGATCTCATCAAGATGGGTATCGTTGACCCACTCAAGGTCACAAGGAGTGCGCTGCAAAATGCAGTAAGTGTGGCATCAACAATTCTTAGCACCAATGCCATCATCACAATGGGTAGGAGCTTTGAGATTTCTAACGCTAAACAATAAGACCAATGCTTAATACACTAGCTAAAAATATCTACGAGGGGAATAAAGCCAGAGGATTCTGGGATGAGGAGCGCAATATTGGCGAGACGCTTATGCTTGTCGTCACAGAGCTGTCTGAGGCACTTGAAGCGCACCGGTCAGGGAAACTATGCTCTTACAGTGATAAAGTTGCTTACGCTGAATCTGATGACGCTGTACAGGCATTTAAGCATCACATCAAGGACAGCTTTGAGGACGAGATAGCTGACGCTGTCATCCGGCTGCTTGATATGTGTGGTGGTCTTCGCATTGACATAGACTTCCATGTTACATCAAAACTGATGTACAATGCATCAAGGCCATACAAGCATGGTAAGAAATATTAGTTCATTTTTTAAAACCAATTTCACAACATGAAGCATTCTTTGCATTCCTCGTTTTATCCGCACATTGACGCACATAAATTTACTGCTGTAGTAAGAAAGCTAAGACAGTTTTTTGACAATAAAGGCCTACTTGAGGTGCATACGCAAAATAGGCTAAGCATATTGGCGGCCTGCGAGGACCCATTTAATATTCGAACCTTTGCATACAATGGCAACGTGTATCCGCTACCGCAGACTGGGCAGATGTGGTTAGAGCATGAGCTGCTGACACAGCCACAGGAGAAAGGTTTCTACTGCGTATCGACTAGCTATCGCAATGAGAAGAACCCAATTGAGGGGAGACACTGTTTGATATTCCCTATGTTTGAGTTTGAGTTCCATGGTACAATGAGCGACCTCGTTAAAATGGAGCATGAGCTGCTACAGTTCTTAGGCTTCGAGGGAGTAAAGGAGATGAACTACGAGGACGTGTGTAATGAGTATGGTGTTGGTATCATTGACAACGAGACAGAGGGTGCCTTGTATAAAGACCATTCTGATGCGGTGTTGTTGATGAACTTCCCAGAGCGTACCAATCCATTCTGGAATATGGCTAGAAGCGAGGAGACAGGTCTTGCTAAAAAGATTGACGTGATCCTCTGTGGTCAGGAGACCATTGGCTCTGCCGAGAGAGGTTGTGACATCGAGAAGATGAGAACAAAGTTCTACTCGATTGAGGGAGGCAAGTATGCCGAGAAGCTGTTCGACCTATTCAGCCATAGCAGAGTGATGAGCGAACTTGAGGAGTTCTTCACTAATAACTTCATCCCTAGAGTAGGGGGTGGTATTGGTATCACTAGACTTATCAGAGCTATGGAGATAAATAAATTGATTTGATTTTGTTTTCTAAGCGTTAGGGGTTGAGGCGACTCAGCCCCTTTTTATCTAATTAAATTTAATTCAATATGAAGTATGCAATATTTTTTCTCTTGTTTATTACGGCACTCTCCCTTTCCGGTCCAATGCAGGAAAAGAAAGAGATACAAGATAGGCAGGAGCCGGTACAAGAGATTGTTGAGGAAGTGGTATTAGATTACTCTATCAATAAAAAACCAAAGGCTGAGTGGACTGAGGTGGACTGGATGGCGAAGATGCTAATGTCAGAGACACCTGACTCAACTGACGTAGAGGGTCTAAGATACATGGCCATCTCCGCAGTCGTCAGGGCAGAGATGATGAAAACCGATGTCATCAAAGCGATAACATACCCAAGAGCCTACAGCGGTGTGAACTTAGAGAGTTATATCTGGTGGAGAGCAGAGCCAACAAGTATACACAAAGCAATTGCGAGAGACTTAGTTGAGAATGGTCTCAGAGAAAGCGACCCGAAAATATTTGCATTCTGCAATATGAGCATCATCTCCGAGAAGAATAGGAGATGGTTTAGAACGCTAAAGTACTATAAGAAGGTCGGACAAGTAACATTTTTTCTATTAAAATAAAATTCAATCAAATGCAACCAATAGGAAAATATATAGTCGTATCGTCAATTGACGAGGAAATCAAAACAGATTCAGGCATCATCCTTTCAGGAGACGATGCCAGTCAGTTCAGATATAAAAAGGGCAAGGTAGTAAAACCTGGCACTGACGTATCTGTGATAAAAGAGGGTGACATTGTCTATTACGACAAGGGCTTCTCATTCACAATGATCATCAACAATGAGCAACATACAATCATTCGGGAGAACGATGTCGTTGTTGTTTGTTAAAGTTGTTCATTTCAATAATCATATCTTTGTAAACCTTCTCGCTGTACCTAGCTTTCCTTTTTAGGAAGATAGGGTTATTGCATTTCTGCACAGGGATATCTTGTCCGTTTAGCTTTCTGTATAAGTCAGCAATGAGAAGCTTCCCCTTGTCACTCATTTGGTAGATGGTAGCTCTCTGGCCTACCTTCTTTCGAAAGACTTCGAACCATCCGTCTCTGAGCATTTGGTCAAATCTTCGCTTGTTCCAGGGTAAAAGCCTCTCAAAGTCAGAGAATCGCTCTCTATTGAAGTAGCCTTCGGAATACATAAAGATTAAAACATCCAGTTCTGCCTGCGATATTTTGTGTTTTGCCTTGAAGTACTGACGTATTACTTTGTAATATTTCAGATAATCTCTGGGTGGTGTAGCCATTTTTATTAAATTTTATTAAATTTTATACAAATATAATCAAGAAAACTTATTATATTTGACCGAAATAAAAAAATATTCATATGCCGGACGATAAAAAAACCAAGCAAGAACCTGTTTCTGGTAGCATAGACCTAGCTAAAAAGCTGAATGATATTACATTTAGCAATAAGCAGGTTAAAATGATTGCTGAGATGCAGGCCGAGAAAAGTAGAGTCAAGGAAATGATGGGGAGAAAGAAAGGGGGGCAAGCAGGTATGCCAAAAATAGCAGGACTAGCAACATTAGGCAATCAGATTATTAAATAGTAAACTAGTTTATCATGAAAAAGACATCATCAACTCCGAATTTACCAATGTCTTCTCGTATGCAGATGGCTGCTGGTGGCGACAAAATGGCTCCAATGGCTAAAAAAGCTGGGAAAGCCGGTGCTACTACCAAGATGACAAAAGGAGCTTCAAAAAAAGCAATGCCTGCGAAGAAAGGCTACTAGTATGAAGCTAGAAACGCAAAGGTTTATGGGGAAGGACCAGCTTGTGAGCAGGCTTGCAGCACAGGTTGGTTCCATAAACCAAGCAAAAACAATTTTAATCAAGCGTGGTGATATGAATCCTGACGGCAAGACACTCACAGCGAAAGGAATGAAGCGAAATGCGATGACCGCAAGCGAAAGAGCGGTAGACAGAGCGGCAAAAGCGTCAGGAAAACCAAAATCAAACTACAAATATAACCCATTAACAAATAGAGCAACCTTAAAAAAGTAAAATTATGGCTAAGTCAAAGAAACAAGAGGTCGTAGAGGATGAAGTAATCGAGCAACCTGTAGTATCTGAAGAGGTGCAAGAGGAAAAGGTAGAGGAGACCAAGCAAGAAGAGGTGCATCCTCACAAAGTAGGACTACAATCAAGAGACTATAGAAGCAAATATGGCAAATAAAGCGACAATGAAATGCAATAGCCCTCGATCATCAGACCGACCAGGTAAAAAGATGATGGTTAAGGCTTGCTCCGGTGGGCAAGAGAAGCTTTTGCACTTCGGTGCCAAGGGTTATGGTAATAATTACTCTGATGCAGCTAGAAAAAGCTTTAAGGCAAGACATAAATGCGACTCAGCAGACGATAAACTAACACCAAGATACTGGGCTTGCAAGCATTTGTGGGGAGGTCCAGGTAAACATACAACAAGTAACCCTAAAGGTAGACAAGGTAAGTACTAATGAAGGATAGTTGCTATAAAAAAGTAAAAGCACAATACGATGTGTTCCCATCGGCAAGAGCGTCACAGGCTATAGCTAAGTGCCGCAAGCAATCGGGTAATGTCGTTAAGTCCGAGAAGGGTACAAGCCTAAAGAGATGGGAGAAAGAGAATTGGGTTGACACAAAAACAAATAAGCCTTGTGGGGCAGGAGGTAAAAACGAGTATTGCAGACCGACAAAGAGAGTATCTGCACAGACTCCGAAGACAAAGAGCGAGATTAGTCCTGCAAAACTAGAGAGTAAAAAAAGAGAGAAGTCAATGGTGGGTATGGGTAACAGAGTAAAAAAAGTATAGCTATGAGCATAATGACAAAAAGCAGAGGTATAGGTGATACCATTGAGAAAATCACCAAAGCTACCGGCATAAAGAAAATTGTCGAAGTAGTATCAAAAGCTACAGGAGAAGACTGTGGCTGTGAAGAAAGAAGAGACTCATTGAATAGATTATTCCCATATAATAATAACAAATAATGGCAAACGTAAGAATACAACCAAGTAGAGCATTGGCAGTTATAAATTCAAATAATGCTGACATACCATATCCGGCAGTGACAGCAACTGGTAGTTCAGGTGGTCCTGTTGCTAACTTCCTTGTTGATGCAACTAAAAACTTCCTGACATTGCAGGTAGCTCCAGGTGATATTGTTTACAATTTAACTACAGGATTGGCTGCTACAGTTACAGCAGGTGCCACTTCAGCAGCAACTGATAGAGTAGGATTGAATGCCAATATCTTTTTAGCAGCCGGCAACTCATATGTTATCTATCAATCAAGCCCATTTAATGGTGGTCAGAACACAGGCTGTGTTCTTTTTGTTGGATCTACAGGAGACGTTGTAGTGACTACAGCAGGTAATGACATTGTTACATTTGTCAATGTACAAGATGGAGCATTCCTACCAGTACAAGTTTTAAAGGTTTGGGCTTCATACACTTTCCCTTCAGGGGCAGTAACAACATCAGCATCAGATATCTTAGCTCTTTGGTAAAATGACAACAGTAACCCTATCAGTAACAACTACATCAAGACCTGTATTAGGTAATGGTGGTGGCGGTGGAGGAGCAATCCCTCCATCTAACACTGTAGCTCCTGTACTGTCAGGTACTCCTACTGTTGGACAGACATTGTCTTGCTCAACAGGTACTTGGTTAGGGACATTACCAATAACATATACTTATCAATGGAAAAGAGGAGTTTCAAATATCTCAGGAGCCACCTCATCAACCTATACACTAGTCCAAGCAGATGCACTACAGACAATAACCTGTGATGTAACAGCCACAAATGTTGTAGGCTCAGCAAGCGCTACCAGTAATTCAATTATAGCTCAAGATGCTGACGCATACGCTTTCCTTACAGCAGCAAGTATAACAAATACTACGCAGGTTGATGCTATAAATAACTTAGTAATAAACCTTAAAGCTGCAGGTATTTGGACTAAGATGAAAGCTATTTACCCTTTTGTTGGTGGTACGGCTACAACGCATAAGTGGAATTTGAAAAATCCTTTAGATAGTGATGCAGCGTTTAGACTTGTTTTTTTTGGTGGTATGACTCATAGTTCTAATGGTATTTTATTTGGAGGTGTTAATGGTTACGCTGACACTAAATTAAATATGTCAAGCAATTATTCTGTTAATGACAGCACACATATTTCTTTTTATTCAAGAACATCAGCTGCTGGTTTTCAAGATTTTGAAATGGGTGTTTTTAATGGTACATCAATTATAGGAGTAACTTTAAGAAGAAGTGATTTTAGTTTTAGTACTTATTATGCTGTTAATTCAGGTGCTTATATTTCATTTACTGATAGCAATGCAGCTGCTTTTTATATTTCAAATAGATTAGGTACTACAGAAAATGGTTGGAGAAATTCAACAAAAACAGCAACAACAACAAATACTGCACTTGCAAGACCAAGTTTAAATATGTGGATTGGCGGTCAAAATTTTAATAATTCTTTAAATCAACCAACAATTAGAGAATGCGCTTTTGCTTCTATCGGTGATGGTTTGCTTGATTCAGAAGCAGCTAATTTTTATACTGCAGTACAAAATTTCAACACAAGCCTTTCCAGACAGGTTTAAACACTTAAACTATGACATACGTAGGACTATTAACAGAATCACAAAAAGATAGCTTGGTCGGTCAGCTTTATGATGAGGACAGCTATTTCAACCCAATCCAAGACCTGGAGGAAAACTGGATAATTTCAGTTGAGGAAATGGAATTTTGCGTTAATCCTGAATTTATGTGGGTAAAAGATTTGCCTTTGATAGAATATAAACCTAAACCATCGCCACCATTCCCTCCAGTAGAATAATGAAACAATTTCAACAGATACTCAAAGACAAAGGTTACTATTCAGGTAACATCGATGGCATAATCGGGCCTCTTAGCCTTGCAGGAACAAAGCAATTTGTCGATGCAGAGATGGATAAGCGTGGATGGGTAAAACCTGTCAATGACTTTGTGTGGATTCGCACAGACCAAAGCTTCGATAATAAGTTCTCAGACTATGTTGTTCGATTTTCGAACAGAAATGCCGATATGATTTTACCGTGCTCTACTACTCCTGGAGACTTTTATATCTTCAATCCGCTCACAGTTGGTGGAATTACAGGAGCAGCAGTAGCCTGTGAACAGCAAGTCATCGCATCTCACAGATTTATGACTTCCCCGAATTGGAAATCACTTTGGTTAGGTGCCCCATACTTCTTCCAAGCAGGTGCTATTGAGATATACAGAGACGGTAATAAGGATAGAAAGCTAGATACTGCAATTAAAACTAAAGGACATTTTGGAATAAACTTCCATCGTGCAGGTGCAGGCTCATTTGTCGATAACTGGTCGGCAGGCTGTATGGTCGTGCCTGACAATAGATGGTTTGAAGCTATCAAAATATTTTACCCTAATCAGCTAATAAACTTTACGTTAATCGAATTATGAGATGCTCGGTGGATTACTTGATGAAGATGAGAGAAAGTATTTATTAAATAAATATTATGTCGAAGGTCATATTTTTACTCCATTAAGAATAACAAATGGAAATTGGATATTACCTTTGTATCAGATTCATTACAATGAAAACATTGATTGCTGGTGGGTAAAATATCTCCCTATTATTGAATACAAATTATAAGAACCATGAACGTACTCTTTCTTCAAGCAGAACCACTCCCCTCGTATCTGACATCACTCGCAAATTATGGAGTCCTTGGCATTTTTGCCATCCTAATGATTGCCTTAATTTACTTCATGGGTAAGCAGTTCTTTGTATGGCACAAGAAAAATGAGAATAGAATACAAGAGCTTGAGAAAAAACTTGAAGAATATTTATCAGAGGACAGATCAAAACTTCTAGAGACAGTAGCATCAAACAACCATGTGATTGAGAACAATACGTCAATGATGAAAAAGCTCCTGAATCTCGTTGAAAGAATGGAAAAATCATACTAATATGAAGGAAAGAAAAAAGTTTAAAGATACAAAAGTAGGTAAGTTTCTTTCGGAGAAAGCTCCAAAGATTCTTCAAACTATAGGCGACATTCTTCCAAGTAATGGGAGTCTAGGTATCGTAAAGAATATCATAAATCTCTCTGATGAATTAACTGACGAGGATAAGGAGATTGTAACAAAGGAGTTAATTGAAATGGAGCAGATAATGCTCAAGGATAGAGAATCAGCAAGAAATAGAGAAATAGAGATAGCAAAAATTCATAAATTTGATTTTTTATTCTATCTTACAGGGCTAGTAGGTCTAGCAGCATTTTGTTTTATGATTTATGCAATCGTTTACCTTACAATACCAGTAGATAACAAAGAGGTGTGGATTCACCTTATCGGTATTACTGAGGGTATTGTAATCTCAATATTCGGTTATTATTTTGGTAGTTCAATTAAAAGAAATTCAAATTAAATCAAATGGAAAAGAATTACGTTTTGCAAGAAGAGCTTGACAAGATTCAAGCAATGAATAATGAGTTTGCTAAAGCAAAGATGGCATTAGGAGAACTAGAGCTAAACAAGCAAGGTATCCTAGGTCAGATTAACGCTATGCGTCAGGAGTTCTCTGAATATGAAAGAATACTAATTTCAAAATATGGCCAAGACTCTGTGATAAATTTACAAACAGGGGAGGTCACCAAAAAAACATAAATAATGGCAAAGATAAGTACATACGCTACTACAGCACCGGCTCTTGGTGATATGCTTATTGGTACAGATGTTAATGACATGAACAGTACTAAGAATTTTACTATAGGAAGTTTGTTGTCGATCCCTGGATCAACAACATACGTTCCATATACAGGAGCGAATGCAAATGTAGATTTAGGCGCATGGCAGTTAAAGGCAAATAGTATATACTCTGTTCTAGCCGAAATCGAGTTCATTAATTCAATTACAGATGACTTTGAAATAAAGGACCAAGGCAGTAACTTCCCTGGATTAAAATTAGACTTTAATAATGGCATTTATTATCTAGGAGATAGTGCAGGATTTGGTAATAGCACATATATATCTGTTGATGATGTAAATCAAGAGATAGAGTTAAGTCAGGCTTTAAAGGTCAATGGGACAGTTGGGACATCAGGAAATCTTCTTATAAGCCAAGGAGCAGGGCTCCCACCAACTTGGACGGCTCCAGGATATCTGACTCCTGTTTATGGTTCATTCTATGATACCACAGTTCAGGGGACAGCTGGTACAACACAAGAACTAATGCAGTTCAACTCAACCGACCTGTCTTATGGCGTGTCAATTGTAAATGATGCTTTTGGAGATCCTAACGAAATAACATTTGCTCAGGCAGGGATTTATAATATTCAGTTCTCTGCACAGCTTAAAAAGATAGGTGGAGCAGGAGCTACTATTTTCTACATATATCTAATAAAAGATGGAATTGCTGTTCCGAACTCAGCTACAGCAGTAACGCTTGAAAATAATGGAGACTTATTGGTTGCTGCATGGAACTGGTACATTGACATTCCAAGCACTCCATCTTACTGCCAAATAGGTTGGTATACAAATAATGCTAATGGAGAATTGCATTATGACGCATCACCTGTGGTTGGTATTCCAGCTATCCCATCAATAATATTGACAGTTAATAAAATAGCATAATGGATGTAAGAAAGATATCGATAGGTGCTGATTATAAGAACGCAATGCATTATGTTGTCGGGCAGAAAGTCTTAGGCGACACTAATGAGATACATCTTATAAGAAGAGACCAATCGGGATCTATCCGAATCTACATAGTAAATAAGAAGCAGGAAATAGTCCTGTGGAAAGAGTTTAATGATACAATTCCAATTTCAATCGAATTTAATATAGATTTTTAATGAAATCACCGACTCAGTTTATAGTAAAGCCTGTAAATGGGAGTCGATATAACAACACAAAAATCATAGCCGGTGTTGAGTTCATTGTAAACACCTCTGAGGAGGAGTCAAAGTTCTCAAATCGTTATGCTGAGGTTATAGAGACACCTATAGATTACAGCGGTCCAATAAGACCAGGTGACACCTTAATCGTCCACCATAATGTCTTTAAGTTCTACAATGACATTAAGGGTAGACGCAAAAGCGGTAAGAGCTTTTTCAAGGAGGACCTGTTCTTTATTGATGAAGAGCAGTTTTTTTTATATAAAAGTGATGGCAAGTGGCAAGCATATGATAGGTATTGTTTCGTAAAACCTATCCCTGCTGAGAAGAGTTATATAGTAAAGCCGTTCACACTTGAGCCTTTAATGGGTACAATGAAGTACCCTAATGAATATTTAAAAAGTAAAGGTGTCAACGAAGGAGATACCGTGTGCTTTGCCCCTAACGGTGAGTACGAATTTGAAATTGATGGTGAAAAGCTATATAGGATGTATGACCATTTTGTGACAATGAAACTTAATCCGGTATGAGCAACAGAGAGCTAAAGCTTAAAATAATAAACTCTGGATACAAGGCCATAGAGGAATTGATAAAGGTTGCAGAGGAAAGTATCATCACTCAGGAAGAGGGCGATATATCAGCAGATAAGTTAAAGAATGCAGCAGCATCCAAAAAGTTGGCAATATTTGATGCATTCGAAATACTCAGCAGAATAGAATCCGAGAAAGAATCTCTTGATTACATAGAAAGAGGTATTAGTAAAGTAGACTCAAAACAAGGCTTTGCAGAAAGACGATCAAAATAGACTTTATTATGTCGTGAAGGATTTAATTCCTTTAAATGCGATTACTAATAAAAATAGAGTTCGCTCTTGGCTGTACGGTTACAATGAGCAGTATGACGTTGTCGTCATCTCAAAGAACGGTCAGATAGGCGAGGTTATAAATATCTCAGGGGTAAACATAGCCCTTCCTCCTGCACCAGAGAACTGCCGCAAAAGGAGTGACTCAAAAGCAGAACAATATTGGGAGCGTGTTCCTGTACCTAAAGAACTTGAGAAGATAAACTCAATCTTCCAATGGAATGAAAAGCCAAACGAGTTCAAAAATAAATGGGTTGACTATATAGAGAATGAGTTCGATTATCGGGAACAAGGGTATTGGTTTATGAATAATGGGACTCCTTGCTATATCACAGGGTCTCATTATATGTACCTGCAATGGTCAAGCATTGACGTAGGATATCCAGATTTCCGAGAAGCGAATAGAATCTTCTTCTTATTTTGGGAGGCTTGCAAAGCGGACCCAAGATGCTTCGGGATGATATACCTCAAGATAAGACGCTCAGGTTTCTCGTTTATGTCATCCTCCGAGTGCGTAAATCTCGCAACACTAGCAAAGGACGCTCGCTTAGGTATCTTGTCAAAGACAGGTGCCGATGCCAAGAAGATGTTTACCGACAAGGTGGTCCCAATCAACAACAAGCTGCCGTTCTTCTTCAAGCCAATAATGGATGGTATGGACAAGCCAAAGGTAGAGTTGGCGTTCCGCGTTCCGGCATCGAAGATTACCAAGAAGAATATGCACGAGGTCAATAACAATGACATAGTCGGATTGGATACTACTATTGACTGGAAGAATACTGAGGAGAACTCTTATGACGGTGAGAAGCTATTATTCCTAGCTCATGACGAATGTTATGCTCCAGAAACAAAAATACTAATGGAAGATTTTTCTTTCAGACAAATAAAGGATATAAACATAGGAGATAAAGTTATAGTTGATGGAGGTAAAATAAAAACTGTCGTAAAGAAAACTAGTGGTAAAACGGATAGGTATATTGTAAAACAACCTTATGGAGAAGATTATATTGTTACTAAAAATCACAGATTAGTATTTAATGAATACAAAAAAGGTGAGGTAATAATGAATCCAGAAGAGTATATAAATAGCTCAAAGTTTAGGAAGCAGCATCTAACAAGAGTAGTATCAAGGGGCATACAATCAGAAGATTGCTTCAATGGAATACCCCCATATTTATTAGGTCTATGGCTAGGAGATGGAAGACAAAGTTCTTTTACGATATTGGTAAACAAAGAAGAAGAACCAGAAATATTAACTTATTTAGGAAGACTTGCACAAATTAAAAATATTGAGTTTGATTTAAGAAAATCAACTTGTAAAAAAATAGTTGAATTTGCATTCAAGGGAATAAATAAATCTTTAAGAGATATAGGAGTTTATAATAATAAACACATTCCAGAAGAATATATTAAATCTTCAATAGAATGCAGGCTTCAATTATTAGCAGGTATTATTGAAACGGATGGATATTCTGATAAGAAAAAAGGAATTATATCTATAGGAATGAGCAGAGAAAAACTTATTGAACAAATAAGATTTATAGCTTTATCTTGTGGTCTTAGTTGTAGTAAGATTAAATGCAAAAATACAAATTTTGGTGCGAAATCTTACAATATAAGTATATCTGGAGATTTATCAATTATACCTCTTATAACTAAAAAGAAATCATTCGAAGAATATTTTCCAAAAACAAGAGGAAGAAGAAATAAAGTATCTGTAGAATATCTTGATCAGGGTGAATATATAGGTATTCAAGTAGATGCCGAAAACGATAACGAAAGAAGATTGATACTTGGAGATTTTACAGTTAGTATGAATAGTGGAAAATGGGTCAAGCCAAATAACATTCTTAACAACTGGCGTGTAACAAAAACGTGTTTGCGTTTGGGTAGCAAGATTATAGGCAAGTGTATGATGGGGTCTACCTCAAATGCCTTGAACAAGGGTGGTGACAACTTTAAGTCCTTGTACTATGACTCAAATGTAGAGAACAGGAATGCTAATGGTCAGACAAAGAGTGGGCTATACGCCTTGTTTATCCCGATGGAATGGAATATGGAGGGCTTTATTGACAAGTATGGTATGCCTGTATTCAGGAAGCCTGAGAAACCAATAGAGGGAGTAGATGGTGGCAAGATATCAAATGGAGCGATTGACTACTGGGAGAATGAGGCAGCGTCACTAAAGAATGATGCCGATGCGCTGAACGAGTTCTATCGTCAGTTTCCAAGGTCAGAGTCCCATGCATTTAGAGATGAGAGTAAGCAGGCGATATTTAACCTGACTAAGATATATCAGCAAATTGATTACAATGACTCGTTAATTAAGGAGCAGTATTTGACAAGAGGGTCATTCTCATGGAAAGACGGAATTAAAGACACAAAGGTTGTATGGACTCCAAATAAACATGGAAGATTTTTAATTAGCTGGTTCCCTCCTGCGCATTATGCGAACAATGTGCATACAAGGAATGGAATGAAGTATCCAGGGAATGAGCATTTAGGGTCTTTTGGATGTGACCCATATGACATCTCAGCAGTTGTTGGAGGAAGAGGGTCAAGTGGATCGCTGCATGGGATGACAAAGTTCCACATGGATGACGCTCCAGTTAATGAGTTCTTTTTGGAATATATAGCAAGACCACAAACAGCAGAGATATTTTTTGAAGAGATACTTATGGCTTGCGTTTACTACGGAATGCCAATACTTATAGAGAATAATAAACCAAGGTTATTGTACCATTTTAAGAATAGAGGATACAGAGGATTTTGTATGAACAGACCAGACAAGCAGTTGAACAAGTTGACAAAGACAGAGCGAGAGCTAGGTGGTATACCTAACTCATCTGAGGATGTCAAGCAGTCTCATGCCTCTGCAATCGAGTCATACATCGAGAAGTTTATAGGATTTGATTATACCGGTGCATATAGAGAACCTGACGTAATTGGCAATATGCCATTTACAAGAACACTTGAAGATTGGGCAAAGTTTGATATAAATGACAGGACTAAATTTGACGCTGCAATCAGCTCAGGATTAGCAATTATGGCAAATCAGAAACACCTTTATATGCCAGAAAAGAAAGAATCAAAAATAATTATTAACTTTGCCAGATATACAAACGATGGGTTAACAAGTCAAATAATGAAATGAAAGATATAATCATAGACATACAGTACTCGGACTTCCCTAGCCAATGGGCAACTGACGCAGAGAAAGCATCAGAAAGCTATGGGCTTCAAGTAGGACAAGCTATTCAATATGAGTGGTTTAGAAAGGATGGGACATCTTGCAGATACTACAGCAGATGGAGAGAGTTCCACAAGCTTAGGCTCTATGCAAGGGGTGAACAGTCGGTAGCAAAGTATAAGAACGAGCTAGCGATTGATGGAGATTTGTCTTATTTGAATATCGACTGGACTCCTGTTCCTGTTATACCAAAGTTTGTTGACATCGTAGTGAACGGAATGGCTGACAGGTTATTCAAGCCAAAGGCGTATGCTCAAGATGCTATGTCATTGGCAAAGCGCAATAAGTACCAGGACATGATAGAGACCCAGATGATTGGCAAGCCAATATTTGAGACGATTCAAAAGTTCACAGGTGCCAATCCATTTGTTACGGACCCGAACACGCTACCTGAGAATGACGAGGAGCTGTCATTGTATATGCAAATAAATTACAAGCCTGCAATTGAGATAGCAGAGGAGGTAGCAATAAACACAATATTTGACGAGAACCACTACTACGACACAAGAAAGCGCTTAGACTATGACATGACTGTACTTGGTATAGCAGTAGCAAAGCATGAGTTCTTGC